TGTGCTCGACAAGCTGGGCGCCAAGCCCGTTGAGACCGTCGCCCCTGTGGAGATGGCCTCTGAGGAGCGCGCCTCCTACAGCATCACCGCTGGCATCCGCGCCATGCTGACCGGCGACTGGTCCAGCCGCGAGGCCGGCCTGGTGCGTGAGCTGTCGCGTGAGGTGGAGAAGTCCGGTGTGTCCAAGACCACCGAGCGCAGCTTCTTCGTTCCCTTCGCTGCCCTGAACCAGCGCGCCACCTATGTGACCTCTGGTGCCACCACCGGCGGCAACCTGGTTGCCACCGATCTGATGGCCGATGAGTTCATCGAGTTCCTGCGGAACAATGCCCTGATGCTCCAGCTGGGCGTGCGCACCATGCCCGGTCTCGTGGGCAACGTGGCGATTCCCCGCCGCTCCGGTGTGGCTTCGACCTACTACCTGAGCACCCAGACCACCGCGATCACCCAGTCGGAGTCCACCTTCGACCAGGTGACCATGAGCCCCAAGAACCTGGCCGCTCTGTCCAAGTACAGCCGCCAGACCCTTCTGCAGGGCACCCCTGGCATCGAGGAGCTGGTGCGCCGTGACCTCACCGATGGCATCAACCTCGCCATCGATCTGGGCATCCTGAACGGTTCTGGCTCCAGCGGCCAGCCCACCGGCATCATGCAGACCTCCGGCATCGGCTCTGTGGCGATGGGCACCAACGGTGCTGCCATCACCCTTGAGCGGGTTGTGGATCTGGAAGCTGCCGTGATGAACGTCAACGGCGCTGTGAACCCCAGCAACGTGGCCTACCTCACCAACTACAAGGTGATGGCAGCCCTCAAGAAGCTGCGCGCTGGTGGCTCCACCACCGGTGACGGCCCGTTCCTGTTCAACACCGACGGCGCCACCCTGGGCCGTGGTCCTACCCCCGCCAACCTGAACGGCTACCCTCTGGCCGCCACCAACCAGGTGCCTAGCAACCTGGTGAAGGGCACCAGCGGCGCTGTCTGCTCCGCGCTGGTCATGGGTGACTTCAGCCAAGCGATGGTGGGCTTCTGGGGCAATGGCCTCGAAATCACCGTTGGCGAAGATCAGGACGACTTCAGCAAGGCTCTGACCAGCGTTCGCGGCATTGTCACCTATGACGTGGCCGTGCGCGATCCCAAGAGCTTCGCTGCCATCCTGGACATCCTCGCCTGATAGGAGACGGGGGCGGGCAACCGCCCCCCTTTTTTTCAATGAAGGTTCTCATCTCTAGCGACTGTGCAGCACGCGGTGAGTATCTCGAGGCCGGCAAGGTCTACGAGCTGGACTCTGCCGTGGCGATTGAGCTGCTCCGCATGGGCCGCGCTGTGGAGGCGCCAGCCGAGGAACCCAAGCCTCGGGTGACCCGCAAGGCCAAGGCGGAGGCCGCCAATGGCGCTGACTGAGGATCTGGCAGTCTTCCTGAATGATTTTGGCGTCAGCTGCACCGCTGGCGCGATCACTGCGCTGGGCATCCTCGACATGCCGACGCAGGTGGTGGCCGGCGAGATGGTGCTCAGCACGGATTACACCCTAACGGCGCGGTTCGCAGATTTCGGCGGGCTGAAGTATGGCGACCCGATCAGCGTGGCCGGTGTGAACTATCAAGTCCGCGAGACGCGCCAGCTTGACGATGGTGCTTTCGTAGAGATTGGGCTGCAGAAGGTATGACGACCCGCCGCGAGACAATCCTGGCCGCTGTGCGCACCGCTCTGACGGGCACCACGGGCGTGAGCACGCGGATCTACCGCAGCCGTGTTGAGCCGATGGCAAGGGCCGAGAGCCCGGCGATCGTGGTGGAGCCGGTGAGCGATACCGCCGAGCAGAACACCAGCCTGCCCACGCTGGACTGGAGCCTGACGGTGCGGATCGCGGTGATCGTGCGTGGCGCCATCCCTGATCAGCTGGCCGATCCGATCGTGGAGGATCTGCACTCCAAGCTGATGGCAGATCTGACCCTAGGAGGAGTAGCGATGGACATCAGACCGCAGGCTGTGAATTTTGAGCTAGTCGAGGCTGATCAGCCAGCAGGTGTGATCAGCTGCGACTACCTGATCCGCTACCGGACCGCTAACGCTAACCTCGCAACAGCGTGATGGCTACGATGTTGGATGAATACCACGGGCAAGGCGGGACCTACCTGCTGGACCCCAAAACCGGCAAACGGAAGCTCATCGAGCGGACAGAGCCGGCCAATCCCTCTGAACCCCAAGCCGAGGAACTGAGCGATGGCTCTGACACGCAAGAGACTGATCCAGGTTAAAAAGGAGTCCACCTACGGAACCGACAGCACCCCTGCCGGAACCGATGCGCTGCTGGTGCGCAACCTGGAGATCACCCCGATTGAGGCTGACATTGTTAGCCGCGATCTGATCCGCAACTATCTGGGCAACAGCCCGCAGCTGCTGGCCAACAGCCGGGTGAGCATCACCTTCCAGGTGGAACTGGCTGGTTCCGGCACTGCTGGCACGGCACCCCGATACGGCGCCATTCTGCAGGCTTGCGGCCTGTCGGAGACGATCGTTGCCAGCACCAGCGTCACCTATGCGCCGGTGAGCAGCAGCTTCAGCTCGGCCACGATCTACTTCAACAACGACGGCATCCGCCACATCCTGACCGGCTGCCGCGGCACCTTCACGCTGAACGCCGAGGTGGGTCAGATCCCCACCATCGACTTCACCATGATCGGTGTCTACAACGCACCGACCGACACGGCGCTGCCCACCACCACCTACAGCGCACAGGCAAGCCCGCTGATCTTCAAGCAGGGCAACACCTCGGCCTTCCAGTTCTTCAGCTACGCAGGCTGCCTCCAGTCGGTGTCGTTCGACATCGCCAACGAGACGGTCTACCGCGAGCTGGTGGGCTGCACGAAAGAGGTGATGATCACCAACCGTGCACCCAGCGGCACCGTGCTGATCGAGGCTCCCGCTCTGGCGACGAAGGATTACTTCAACCTCGCTCAGACCAAGACCACGGGTAACCTCACCTTCCTGCACGGCACCACCGCCGGCAACCGTGTCACCTTCACGGCTGGCCAGTGCGACATCTCCAATCCGTCCTACGCGGATCAGGATGGCGTGCAGATGCTGAGCATCCCCTACGTTGCCGTTCCGACCACGGCCGGCAATGATGAGCTGAGCCTCGCCTTCACCTGATAGGAGCCCTGCATGGCGTTTGTTCTCAAGCAGTCCGACACCTACGTCTGGCCGGTCACCTTCGACATCCCCGTCGATGGTGGCCGCCACGAACGGCAAACATTCGACGGTGAGTTCAAACGCCTGCCGCAGAGCCAGATCGGTCCGATGGTGGCCGAGCTGACGAAACTCGAGGATCTGGGTGATCTGGATCGCATCACCGAGATCGCGCGTGAGCTGCTGGTGGGTTGGTCCGGTGTGACCGGCGACGATGGCAAGGAAGTTCCCTACAGCCAGAAGGCGCTCGACCAGCTGCTCGAGGTGCCGTTCCTCGCGGTTGCGGTGCTGAAGGCGTACATGGACAGCATCAAGGGAGCCAAGAGAAAAAACTGATTGAGGCCGCCGAGCACTGGGCCGGCGGCGGTGTTGTGGATGAAACAGAGTCCGACGCTGCGGCGCTTGGCATCGTGATGCCAGAGCTGCCCCCCGAGGACTTCGAGGTATGGGAGGAGAACTGGCCGGTGGTGGAGATGTTCCTGCGAGCGCAGACGCAGTGGCGCACCACGATGAACGGCGTTCTCGGCCTCGATTACGGAGCCGTGGCGTGGCTCCTTAGACTGTATGAAGTAGAAGACCAGCGCGCGCTCCTGGAGGACCTGCAGGTGATGGAGGCAGCCGCGATGATGGTCATTAACAGCCGGAGCAGCTGACATGGCCATGAACATGGATGCGCTGCTCCGCATCAAGGCAGACGTTCAAGGCGAGAACAACATCCGCCGGCTCGGCAACTCCATGCAGGGGCTGCAGGGGCAGGTAAAAAACGCCGCAGCAGGTTTTAGCAGCCTGAAGGGCGCCGTGGGTGGGTTCGCTGCTGCAATCGCCGGAAGCGCCATCGTGGGCGGCCTGACGGCTGTGGTGAAGCGGTCGATTGACGCCGGCGATGAGCTTTTCAACTTGCAGGCCAAGACAGGCGTGGCGGCCAATGCGCTGATCGGTATCGGCAACGCAGCCAAGCTGGCGGACGTGGACGTTGAGACGCTGGGCAAAGGTCTCACAAAGCTGAATGTGAACCTGGTCAAGGCAGCCGAGGGCAACGATGCCCTGGCGCGCAAGTTTGCTGAGCTTGGCGTGCAGGTGAAGGGCGCCGATGGTCAGGTGATCTCTGCCGATAAGGCGATGAAGCAGATCGCAGATCGGTTTGCGGACATGCCGGATGGTGCGCAGAAGGCAGCCGCAGCGGTGGCGCTGTTCGGGAAGTCCGGTGCAGATCTGATCCCGCTGCTGAACGAAGGCGCGGCGAGCATGGAGAAGTTCACTTACAAGGTGGGCGAGGACTTTGCTGCGCGATCAGATCTGTTCAACGACACCATGACGGAGCTGGGCATCAAGACCCAAGGCTTCGGGCTGGAGCTGACCGACGCGCTGCTGCCGGCGCTGCAGTCAATCCTTGAGGTGTTCGGTGATCTGTTCAGCACGGATCAGGACTGGACCGCTCTGTTTGACGTGATCAAGGTCGGCCTGCGCAGCGTGGCCACCGTGATCTACGCCACGATCAAGCTGGTGGACGTGGCCATCAAAAACGTGGTCGCCTACATCCAAGCGGTTGGAGCTGCAGTACAGGGCGATTTCTCAGGCGCTGCCGACATCGTTCAGAACAGGATCGGCGCGCTGCTTGAGCAGGCAAAGCAGGACTTTGCGCAGATCCAGAAGCTCTGGTCCGATTCACCCTCCCCCGGCACCGGCCGCCGCACGCGCGGCAGCAACATGGGGCTCGACACCACCGATGCCGATCGTGAGCGAGAGGCATCTGCACGCAGAGCAGCAGCTGAGGCCAAGCGCGCAGCAACGGAGCAGGAAAGACTGGCAGAGCGTCGGCGTGATCTCACGGAGCGTGCAATCGACATGCAGGAGAAGCTGCGCAACAGCGTGGCTGATGTGAACGCGGCTTACGCAGGCGTTGGTGCTTCTCCCACCGAGCGGCTGTTTCTAGAGCGCGATGAGGCGATCACCGAGAACAACCGGCTTGTTGATCAGCTAACGAAGGACGTTGTGACGCTGGCGCTGGAAGTAAACAAAGCCGGCGGCCAGATGGACATCAAGCCGTTTGAGGATCTGATCAACACGCTCTCAGAGGGCAACGTCGCACTGGCAGATCAGCAGTATCTCCAAGGCTTGAAGGATCTACTGCCCAGCCTTCAGGAATACGACGCCAAGATCAAGGAAGTGCAGCTCGGCAAAACCGAACTAACCGAGGTGGAGAAGCTGAACGCGCAGATCAACCTGCTGCAGCTGGACATCTTGGCGCAGACCAACCCGGCACTGGCTGAGCATGTTCGGCTGCTGCGTGAACGCGCCAAGGCGCTGGACGAAGCCACGGAGAAGCAGAAAAAGGACAGCGAGTCGATTGGCGAGGGCATCAAGCAGCGGCTGCAGGACTACTACAACAGCGTGAAGGACCTCGGTGGCGCGATCGGTGATGCCGTGGTGAGCGGCCTGCAGGGGCTGGAAGACAAGCTCACCGAGTTCGTCACCACCGGCAAGGCCAGCTTTAAGGATCTGGCGCGTTCAATCCTCACTGACCTGGCGCGGATTGCATTGCGCGCGGCGATCATCACCCCGATCGTCAAGGCGCTGGGTGGGTTTTTCCCCGGCTTCAGCTTTGCGATGGGTGGCGTGATGACAGCAGACGGCCCGGTGCCGCTGAAGAAATACGCCAGCGGTGGCATTGCCCGCTCGCCGCAGCTGGCACTGTTTGGTGAAGGCAGCCAGCCCGAGGCGTTCGTGCCACTTCCTGATGGCCGGCGGATCCCCGTCGCAATGCAGGGCGGCGGCAACAACACCACCAGCGTGGTGGTGAACGTGGATGCCAAGGGCACCAGCGT